CTGGTGGGACTGCCTCGTTGGCTGCGCCGTTGGTGCGTCGATGCTCGGCTGCGCGATACCTGGGCAAGAGCGAACAAAACGTAAACAACGAATGACGGCCGCCGAAATGGCGGCTATGGCAAGACGATGATTCCAACCGAGCGCCCAAACGCCGAGCAGATGCGACAAGAGGCCATTTGCAGCAACGGCTCTCCAATGTGTCCGTATTGCGAATGTCGAGACTTCCGCGTGTTGCGGACGTGGTGGACTAAAAACGGCGAAAAACATTCGAGCATGGTGTGTCGCCATTGTGGAAAATTTGAGTTCAACGCCAGGGTCGAAAAAATAATTACCCCCATATAATCGCAGAAATACCAATAATTATAGAACTGCCATTGAGGTAAATTGTTAAAAACGTAAATTGACAAGAGTTCAGACTACGCCACCGGCTGATCCCCGGCGGCGAAACCAGCGCAATACACAAACGGCTCGTGGGCCACGACTCACGGGCCGTTTTTTATTGCGCTAGTCTGTAGAGCCGGGTGGGGAAGACAGTCATCCCACGTGGCCCATAACCACGAGACCGCAGGTGCGAATCCTGCCCCGGCCACTATGGCAGAAACGATTGAATCACGAATCGAGGAAGACGCCATTACGGGCGTTTCGCGCATGACGGTCGATGGAATCAGCGTGGATTCCATGTCGATAGATGAGCGGATTAAGGCCGCCGAGTTTCTCGCCAAGCAAAGAGCCAAGTCAAAAAATCATTGCGGCGCGACATTCCGCACTCTGACGCCGGGGGGCTGCGGATGAACCTCCTTAAAATTTTCCGCCGATCACAGAAGCCCACCCGCTCGGTCAATCTCGATCCATCGCGGATGGTTCGCGCCCGCTATGACGCGGCGCAGGATTCCAACGAGACGAAAAACATCTGGTCCGCCGCCGACGCCCTGGACGCCGACGCCGCCAATTCTCTTGCGGTTCGGACGAAGTTGCGGAAGCGTTCAAGGTACGAGCGCGGAAACAACGGGCACAACAGCGGCATCCTCCGCACGCACGCGAATTATGTCGTGGGCACCGGGCCGAAGTTGCGGGTACTGACCGGCTCGCCCGGTTTCAATTCGATGGTTGAGGCGGCATGGAAGCGATGGGCAACCAGTGTGGGGTTGGCCCGAAAACTCCGGACGATGTGTCGCGCCAAGACGGGCGACGGCGAGGCGTTCGCATTGGTGGCCGCCAATGAGCTTTGTCCCGATCCCGTCAAACTCGACATCCGTTTGATTGAGTGCGATCAAGTCACCGCGCCGATGATGCAGACCAATACCGAAAATTACATCGACGGGATTGCCTTCGATAAGTTTGGAAATGCCTTGTCTTATGACGTTTTGACGCGGCATCCCGGCTCGAATACGGCTTGGTTCGGAATCGGCGGCGGCGAGTACAAAACATATCCGGCGAAGTTCGTTTGCCACTGGTTCGGCGGTGACGAGCGACCCGGCCAACATCGCGGCGTGCCGGAACTGACGCCGACGTTGAACCTCTTTGCCACCGGCCGTCGATACCGCGAGGCCGTGGTGGCGGCGGCGGAAACGGCAGCGGACTTCGCCGCGATGGTCGAGATGGGCGTTCCGGCGGAAGGCCCCGATGAACTTGCGGGCTTCTCCACGCTCCCGATCGACAAGCGGACATTTACGGTGTTGCCGGCCGGGGCGAAGGGTTCGCAGATGAAGGCCGAGCAGCCGGCCACCACCTATGACAGTTTTACGCGATCGATGGTTTGCGAAGAGGCCCGGCCGCTAAACATGCCCTACAACATCGCTGCATGCGATTCGAGCGGATACAGCTACAGCGGCGGGCAACTCGACCATCAGACCTATTTCGTCTCCTTGGACGTAGAGCGGCAGGATTGCGAAGCGGCGGTGTTGGATAAGATTTTCGCCACATGGTTCGCGCTCGCTGTGGATGCGTACAAATGGAGCGTCGACCCGTCGCCATCTCCGGTGCATGGTTGGGCGTGGATGGGCAAACCGCACTCCGATCCGACCAAAGTCGCCGACAGTCGGAAAACGCGGCTTTCTTGCGGCGACGCGGCCCCCAGCGAGTTCGCCGCCGAGGATGGCGTCGATTACGAGGATCGGATAGCCGCGCTCGCCAACGACTACGGCGTGACCGAGCAGGAGATCAGACAGAAATTGTTTGAGTCCAACTTCCAGAAATCGGGCGGGGCGCCGACGCCGCCGAGCGGCAAGCCGCCGGACGTTCCCGATGCTCCAACCAAGGCGAAATCGAACGGACACAATCGAATACTGGGAGCGTTGATATGAGCAAACAATCCAGACGCCGCCGAATAGCCAAGATGATTCGCGCGGCGAGCGATGAAAAAATGATTCAATTCTCGGCGGATTCGCTGGAATGGATCAAGGCGACGGATGGCGATGCCACGAAGCCGAAGCGGTTTTCAATGCTGGCCTACACCGGCGGCGCAATGCGAGTCGGCTACTACGGCTCGCCGGTGGTGATTGACTTGGCCGGCCTGACCGCCGCGGCCCCGCTGCCGATCCTGCTCGATCACGACACCTCGCAGATTGTCGGCCACGCGGATGAGGTCGATGTCAAGGCCGCCTCCGTCAGCCTGACCGGCGTTATTTCCGGCGGTGGCGAGGAAGCCGCGCAAGTGATTGCGTCGGCCGGACTGGGCTTTCCCTGGAAAGCGTCGGTCGGCGCTAGCCCCGACAAGATGGAGTTTGTCGGCGAAGGCATCAGCACAATCGTAAACGGCAAAACATTCAAGGGGCCGCTTTATGTGGCCCGTAAATCAACCCTCGGCGAAGTGTCGTTTGTGGCACTCGCGGCCGATCAGAAAACATCTGCAAAAGTCGCGGCGAAGGCCGCTCATTCTTTAGAAAGGAATAAGAAGATGGACAAGTTCCATGAATGGCTCCAAGCAAAGGGTTTCGACCCGGCCGAGTTGACCGAAAAACAAACCGCCTGTCTTAAGGCGGCCTACGACGATGAACAGGCTCCGGTTCCCGAGCCGACCCCCGAACCGACTCCGCCGCCCACGCCCGAACCGACTCCGGCGGAGCGTATACGGGCCGAGGCGGCGGCGGAAGCCAATCGGATCTCCGCGATTCACGCCCTATGCGTGAAACATCCCGCCATCGAGGCCGAGGCCATCGGCAAGAACTGGACGCCAAACCAAACGGAGATCGCGGTTTTGAAAGCCGAAATTCCCAAGGCCCCGGCGATCCACGGCAGCACCCGTGACGTTGCCCCCAAAGCAATCGAGGCTGCGTTTTGCATGGCTGGCGGACTCCGCGAAATCGAAAAGCATTATCAGCCGGACGTGCTCGAAGCCGCCTCGCTTTACCAGCGACACGAAGGGGCAAGCCTGCAAGGTTTGATTCTCGCGTCTGCCCGCGACAACGGCTACACCGGATCGGCCGGTCGCATTCATCGCGGAAACTACGACGAGGTAATGCGGTCGGTTCTCGGCGGCATGATTCGTGCGTCCGCTCCCTCCACACACTCGCTGACCACCATGCTTTCCACGGTGGGCAACAAGTTCCTGTTAGACGGCTTTTCTTCCGTCGAGCAAGTATGGCGCGAGTTCTCCTCAATTCGTCCGGTCAACGACTTCAAGGCCATAACGAGTTATCGGATGCTCGACAACATGGTGTTTGAAGAGGTCGGCCCGGCCGGAGAGATCAAGCACGGCACGGCCAGCCAAGAAACCTACACCAATCAGGCGAAGACCTACGCCAAGATGTTCTCGCTCACACGCCAAGACATCATCAATGATGACCTCGGCGCGTTCGATACGATTCGTTCGCGGATCGGTCGTGGCTCCGGCATCAAGTTGAACCAGGTGTTCTGGGCCACATTCTTAGACGATGCCGTGCTGTTCAACGCGACGGCGGAAACAGAGTCCGGCGGCCATAACAACCTGTTGACGGCCGTACTCGGGGAGACCGGCATCGCCGCCGCCAACGTGTTGCTGAAATCCAAAACGGACGGATACGGCAATCCAATCGACATCGGCGGCGCTCACCTACTCTTGACTGGGGCAACTTTGGCCCCTACGGCCAAAAAATGGTACGTGTCGCAAGAAATCCGCGATACGACCGCAACGACGAAAACGCCGACGACCAACATCTACTACAACACATTCCGGCCGGTCGAATCGCGTTACGTCACCTCGACGACCGCTTGGTATCTGTTGCCTATCGGCGGCGGAGATATGTCACCGATGGAAGTCTGCTTCCTCGACGGTGTTCAGTCCCCGACGATCGAATCCGCCGACGCCGACTTCGATACGCTCGGTATCCAGTTCCGAGGCTATTTCGATTTCGGCGTGGCCCAAAAGGAATGGCGGGCATCGGTCAAATCGACCGGGGCTGGGTGATAGTCAACCAAACGCGGTCGGCGGTCGCGTAACGGCCGCCGACCTTTGTAAAAGAAAAACCTGCTTCTGAAAGGAAAACTAACATGGCTCAAACAGCCGCAAAGTTTGTTCAAGACGGGAAAACGATCGACTACACTCCGGCAGCGGCTGTTTTGGCCGGGGCCGTGGTAAACGTCGGTACGGTTCCGATGATTGCCCCCGTGGCGATTGCCGCCGGAGAAAAAGGCACGCTCGTTGCCGAGGGCGTGTGGGACATTCCAAAAACGTCAGACACGTTCGCCGCCGGTGACTCTGTGTTTTGGAACTCAGCCGGAACGTCGGTCGATGGAAACACCGGAGCCGCGGATTCGGCGACCGGAAACCTGATGGGAGTCGCCGTCTACTGCGACGACTACGCCGACGAGACCTACACGGCCGCGACTGCCGCCGCCAAGTTTGTCCGCGTTCGCGTTCATTCGATTAAGCGGACTGCCACCAGCGTTGCCGACGACCCGTTGTCCACCACGGCGATTACCGGTTCGGATTCCTCGCTTGGAATCACTGGCATTGCCGGGTCAGCGGGCAACGGCGGAGCGGTGGCGGTTGCCGGCGGTGCTGGTGATACCGGCCTCGGTGGTGCTGTTACCGTAACCGGCGGTGCCGGCAGTGGAGCAAATGCCGGCGGCGCAGTCTCTGTGACTGGCGGGGCTGGTGGAGCCGGCGGAGCCGGTGGAGCCGCGAGCATCGCTGGTGGTGTGCCAGCCAGCGGAAACGCTGCTGGTGGTGCAGCAAGCGTCATAGGCGGTGCTGGTAGCGGAAGCGCTGCCGGTGGAGCCGTTGCAGTTACGTCCGGTGCCGGCGGCGCGACAGGGGCCGGCGGAGCGGTTGCCATTACGGGCGGGGCTGGTGGTGCAACGTCGGGCACTGGCGGTGACGTTGCCATCACTGGTGGTGCCGGCACAAACAATGCCAACGGTGGCACGGTATCAATCACCGGCGGTGCGAAAAATGGCTCCGGGGCAAACGGCGCTGTGAACATCGGAGCCGACAAGGCTTGCACAGTCACGATTGGCTATGCCTCCGGCAAGCTGATTCTGGTCGGCATCCCGACCGATGACCCGTTAAATGCCGGAGAAGTCTGGGCAAACAACAATGTCCTCACGCTATCCACAGGTACTTAATGAGTCCGCTTGAACATGTTGGAACTTTGTACATGGAAAACCAGCGGCTTCTCGTCGAGTACGGGAAGCTGCTGGCCCTTGTGCAATCGGTTAAAGACGGAAAGACGCAAATCGAGCAAGTCAATATCGACCTCGACAAGGCGTCTTGGGCAATTGAAATGACCGGCGCACAGTTCGCGGCGGCGGTCGCGCCAGAAACGACTGACGAGCCGACGGAATAACCAATGTCAACCCTGCTCGAACGCGGCATGGACATGATCGCTCGCGCGGCCCCAAAAGTGGCCGGCGGGCGGATCATTTATCAGCGCGGCGATAGTCGAGTTTGGATTGACGCTACCTGGGGCCGGACGGAGTTTCAGACGGACACGGCCGACGGTGTGCGGATCGAACATTCCGATCGGGATTTTATCTTCGCGTCGGCCGCCCTGGTGCTTGGCGGCGTGCTGGCGACTCCCGCACGCGGCGACCGGATAACCCTCGTTTTCGAGA